AAAAAGATATTAATGGGGAGTGATTTCAAATGAAAGTTTATAAAGTACTCGCGCATATTACGGTAGGCGCTTATGCGCACGTCGTCGCCAATAATCTCGAACAAGCGCAAGAACAGGCCGAAAATCTAGAGTACAGCGACTATACGATTTTGCCTGGTAGCGTAACTGACATTAATCAATTTGAAATTGAATTTGAGGGGTCATACGATGCAAACGAATAAAGGGTTAATGGACCCAAACTTTAAATATGTCCCGGCCGCTGCTACAAACGTACAAAACACTTGGCGCAAATTTGGATGGGTTCCTCATGCTGAAAAGAAATAACACTCCTCTATTAGTAGGCTCAATCGTCCACTTCCATAAACGCCCGGCCTACATTAAAAGCATGGACGAAAAGTCAGGCTTTGTTTACATAGTCACTATGGACGAAAGAGCAGAACATTTAAGAGCATTTCCAAAGGATATAGGTGCAAAATGGTTCCTTTAATAACAAGTCTAATAGTCATAATAATGATAGTTGTATTAGAGGTTTAAAAACATACCCTTTAAACACATTCTAAGCCGCTTTGAGCGGCTTTTTTTATGTCCTAGTATATAAACGTGTAATTCTATTAAAATTGCCTATAAAGCTTTGAATTTAAATATTAATCACATTGTGGGGTAATGCCATGGGACAAACAAAAATGGAACGAGCAAAGACGGCACAAGATCAACATAGCTATGAGGGCAAGCTTAGGCGCTTAGGCAGTCACAATATCGAATACACCATTAGGGAAGTATGGCCAAAGATTCTAGAGCGCATTACCGAGGGCAGAAGTCTGGTATATGCCGTCAAAGAAGCGAATATGTCCTATGCTACTGCTATGTACCAATTACGCAATAATCCAGAACTTCAAACCAAGTACAGGGCTTGCATGGAGGAACGAGGCGACTACTTAGCGGATGAACTGGTCGATCTATCTGATGAAATGCCACCCGCTGATCTAGACCCTTCTTTAATCAACGCATGGGTGAATCGTCAAAGACTGCGCATTGATGCTCGCAAATGGTCAGCTGCTAAGTTACGTCCTAAACAATGGGGTGACAAGATTGACGTGTCTGTCACGACTACTCAAATCTCTATCACTACAGCACTAAAAGATGCTGAGGCTAGATTACTTAATGATGTGACTGATATTGAGGTTAATGAAGTCAAGGAACCCCTAATCATTACCCAGTCTGAATGATTAACAGTATTAGCGGTATTAGCGGTATTTAGTGGTATTGAGCAGTATTATGAACCGATACTCTTATACTGCTAATCCCTTCGGATTAGCGGTATTGGGGGTGTATCCTTTAGGAATACCGCTAATCCAATACCGCTAATTTTCCTCACTATTTGAGAATATTTAACCTTAACCACCAATTAGCGGTATTAGCGGTATTACTCTCCATCAGACTCTGCTTTATAGTTTTTAGGCAACATATACCCCGAACCATGGCGCCCAGGTCGTGTCTGTATATGACTCGGGAAGGGCTTAAACATTTCGTCTATTTCATTGTTTTGCACCATCAAATCAATCAATGCCAAAGTCTTTGCTTTATCCCCTTTCATGCGAGTAAACAATTCATCCTTAGTCAAATACTCGCCGCGAGGTAACTGTTTTAAGGCACTAATTGCTACCTGCTTGCGCTCGTTCTCTACTTGAGCGCGGGCAAACTCCTCGCCCTTTTTACGATCAACCTCTTTTTGTTTCTTTATATCTGCACGTCCATTTGCTGACATAACTTGTGGCACACCATGTATCAACTTCTCGCTAATTGGATTACCAAGCATATCGTAGGTGCTGATCGTGTTATATGCCGCATCAAACATAATGCCATCTGCACGCGCCATAAATCGGTGCTTGGCAGATTCAATCTCTAACCATCGCTTGCCATCATCCTCTTTTATGATGTACACCACTTGGTTTGCGTCTGCTTCCCATGCGCCAGCACCACGGGCGCTAAAATCAGCCACATCGGCACGTTTAAGGGCTTTGGCTAAGTGTGCGACTAACCATAGTGGCATGGTACTAAACCGGCTCTTAAGTGTTGCCATGGCACGACCAACTTCTGAGTTATCAGACTCATTCTCTAAATCAAAGCTTGCATTGGTGGTATCGAACACGACTAGCGGGTTGGTTTCATATACAACACCATCTTCGCTTATGTTGTTGACCGCCATCTGCTCGTATATAGGTGCAACTTGTGCAACTATTTCAGGGGCTAGTCGTGCTGCTGACACAATCTTGAACCACTCTGATATTTCAGCGTCTGATTTGCCGCCTAAATGGTTCGATTCTTTCATTGAGCGCAGGATTCGCATAACCTGGCGTGGGTCTTCCGATACCCAGATAATCTTACGGCGCAATAATGGTTTGAGTGCGTCTGTCGGATCGCATAGGTGTGCCACACGGGTAGCAATCGGAACCAGTTGAGTGGTTTTGCCTGCTCCGGCTGATCCCGCCATCAATACCACACCGGACTGAATCAACCCATCCAACACATATTCTTGTGCAGGGATATTGCCCATGTCGTAATCAACAAATACGGCTAATGGGTGCTTAGGTTGACCGTTCAAAATTGACTCTGATGCAGCATCGCCAAGGGCTGCTGATGCACCTACATCATGGTCAGGTGTGTAACGCGCAACACTTTGAGCAATCTGTCTGATTTCAGACTCAGGCAACGGTATTTCGCAACGATCCTCATTTGCCTTGGACAGTGCTGCATATATCTCAGCACTTGAGAATCCACCGTGACGCATTAAGCCGCCCATGGCGGTCAGTCCTACGTTTCGGCTACCGCATATAAGAGGTGAATCACTAGCGTTAGAAATAACCTTCTTAACCGCCAAAGCTGCACGCCATTGCTCAGGTATGGAAAAAGGTTTTGCGCCTTCTAGCGGGTCGCCTGATGCTTCCCACTCGTATGTACGCGCACTATCTATCGTGCCCTCTTTGGTCGGGATAACAAAAGACGGGGATGCGACAAAATAATTGCCCGTTGACAAGAAATCAATACCAGGGCGGGGCTTGCAGCTTTTTAATCCTTCGTACCAATTGGCGATGTAATGCTCACCACCGCCTGCTGTAAGCTGACAGATAGAATCTTCAGGGACATTACCCATGTCACGCTGGAACTCTACCCAGCTATCATCGCCACCGTTGCGAGGGTCAATATCAAACACAACAATGCCGGATACTTCACCGGTAGGTATGCCGATGTTGTAATTAGGATTCTCTGTCCACCACTTTCTGATTTGTTCTGGGTCTGTGGTCGCATCATAAAACCCGTTTTGTGTGATCGGATTCTTTCGCAGCACCACCAAAGGGAATACTGGCCATCCCCATGACGCATAGGTCAGAGCCGCATCTAGCTTGGTTGTTGTCATGGTTGTGCTCATGCTTGAAAATAATCTGACAATTTTTTAATCACTTCATAAGACGGATTCTTATTTGTGCCGTTTTTAATGTTTAATACCGTGTTGTAGTGAATGTCTGTGCGCTCTGCTACCACAGGCACAGCCCTGTCCTGTAATAGTTCGTAGATTTGTTCGATAGTTAGCATTTTGTGCCTTTTATTAAATAATTAAATTATCTTGTTGACACAATAACATTAAACGTGCAATAATTCAATCAATCGCTAAACGGATGTTCCAACAAGCGATCAACTAAGGAGAGCCAAATGGCTATCAATCTACGCAGTACCAAAGGTTTGCACGCTAATGGCGTGAAGTTATTGGTGTACGGTAACGCAGGCGCTGGTAAGACCTCGCTTATCCCTACATTGCCAAACCCTGTAGTGTTTTCGGCTGAGGGTGGTTTGTTGTCCATTGCTGATGCTGACGTGTCTTTTGTTGAGGTGTCATCTTACGACACGTTGATGGAAGCGTACAGATGGGTCACGGAATCGGACGAAGCCAAGCACTTTGAATCAATTGCTTTGGATTCGATCAGTGAGATTGCTGAAGTGGTGTTGAACCATGAGAAAAAGATTGCTAAAGACCCACGGCAAGCTTATGGCGCTATGCAAGAACAGATGTCAGATATCATCCGTGCGTTTCGTGACATACCCAGCAAACACGTCTACTTTACCGCCAAGTGCGAGAAAGCTACGGATGAAACTGGTCGTATTCTTTATGCACCAAGTATGCCTGGTAACAAGACGGGTCAGCAGCTCCCCTACTTTTTCGACGAGGTATTAGCACTGCGTGTCGAGAAGGATGCGGAAGGTAACGCGCAGCGTGCGCTGATGTGTGACTCAGACGGTATCTGGCAGGCTAAGGATCGTTCCGGCAAGCTTGACACATGGGAAGCACCAGACCTTGGCGCAATCATTCGTAAGATTGGGGGTTGATCATGACCCTCTACCAACGCTGGCTTGACGCCAAAGAAGTTGAAAAGGCTGCCATTGCCGATCGTCGCAATCTTGAAGATCAAATGGTTCAGGCATTTTATGTACCTAAAGACTTGGACGGTACAAAGACTTACGAGAAAGACGGCTTTGTTGTAAAGATCGTCGGTCGCCTTGATCGCAAGGTTAATGCTGACAAGCTTCAGGATTTAGCAGCTGAATATGGTTTGACTGATCATTTGTCTAGCCTGTTCCGCTGGACTCCAATGGTCAATATGTCAGCATGGAAGTCCGCTGATGCACTGATCACTACCCCTTTGCAGGACGCTATTACGACTACGAACGGTCGCCCATCTTTCACAATCACTAAGGAATAATCATCATGGCACAGTTAAACGAAACATTCAGCGTTGACGCACTCCCAAAACCTACCACTGGCAACTTTGAGCCTTTGCCGGCCGGTTGGTACACCGTGGTCGTTAACGGTGCGGAGATCAAGAACACTAAGGCTGGTAACGGTCAGTACATCGCCGTGCGCTATGACGTGACGGGACCGACCCACCAAGGTCGTGTCGTGTTTGGCAACTTGAACATCAAAAACCCTAACCCCAAGGCTGAGGAAATCGGTCGCCAGCAGCTGGGTGAATTGATGCGTGCAGTGGGATTGAGCGCATTGCAAGACACAGATCAGTTGATTGGTGGGCAGTTGAGCATTAAGTTGGATGTGCGTGAGTCTGAGCAGTATGGCGCATCGAACGACGTGAAGGGGTTTAAGTTTAACGGTGCGCCCATGTCGGCAGCACCCGCAGCAGCAAGTACCAAAGCAGCACCACCTTGGGTTAAAAAATAAGGAGCAATGAAAATGATATTAGAACTTACCGTTGAAGAAGTTAACGCAATCATGGGCGTGCTGGGTCGCCAGCCTTATGAGCAGGTCGAAAACCTGATTCAAAAGATTCGCGCTCAAGCATTACCGCAATTAGCACCTAAAGAGTAAAAAAATGCCCCTGACCTTGCGGTTGGGGGCAAAACCAAGGAGGTTGCATGAAATTAGAATATACCATTGACGCTTTGATCGATAAACACCATGAGTCAATTCAAGAAGCTCCACGTCCACACATGGGTGCGTCATTGCTTGGCCATCCATGCGACCGGTGGCTATGGCTTAACTTCAGGATGGCGGTCATTGAGAAATTCCCAGGTCGTATCCTGCGATTGTTTAGGCGTGGGCATGAGGAAGAATTTAAGGTTGTGTCAGACCTGCGCGCAATTGGTTTAAACGTGCAAAAGACAGGCACAAACCAGAGTCGAGTTGATTTTGGATGCCATGTATCTGGCAGTGTAGACGGGATTATTGAATCCGGTGTGCCTGAATCGCCAAATACCAAGCACGTCTTGGAGATCAAAACACACAGCAAGAAGTCATTTGATGATGTGGTTAAGAATGGGGTCGAGAAGTCTAAGCCTATGCACTATGTGCAAATGCAGATGTATATGACAGGCATGAAACTAGATCGTGCGCTATATGTATCGGTCTGCAAGGATGATGATCGGATATACACCGAACGGGTCAAGCTTGACAAGGTTGTGGCGCAAAAGGCGATCGACCGTGGTCACCGGATTGTGTCTGACGATCGTATGCCACCACCATTGTCCACCGATCCCACATGGTATGAGTGCCGCTTTTGCCCAGCGCATGAATTTTGCCATAAGACACACCTGACCAAAGAAGTGAATTGCCGGACTTGTACAAGTAGCACCGCGCGCGAGGACAGCACCTGGCATTGTGAGCAATATGACGTGACGCTGGACTTTGAGAATCAAAAAGCAGGTTGCGAAGCGCACGTCCTACACCCTGATCTTGTGCCTTGGCCACACATGATTTCAAACAACGAGGTTATCTGGATGACTCCAGAGGGCGATATTAAGAATGGCGTAAAGGGTAGCGATACATTTTCGAGCCGTGAGATTGTTGCCAATCATAAGACTTGTGCAAGTCCTGATGAGTTTATCAAGACACTGCGTAATGAGTTTGATGGGACGATATTTTGATGAGCGTTAAAAGTTACAAAGTAATTTTTTGCGAACGAATAGAAATTGAATCATTTATTGTTGAGAATCATTATTCAAAATCAATTAATGGTTGTGACACTGCATATTGTTTTCGCTTGATGAACGACACACAAATAATTGGCGCTGCATTTTTTGGACGTTTAGCAATGGCAAATCAATGGAAAAAGTTTGGCGATAAAGCAGAGGATGTGATTGAACTTAGAAGGCTTTGTTGTATTGACGACACGCCAAAAAACACAGAATCTTATTTTATTGGGTCAATGCTTAGGTGGTTAAAGCAAAACACGCATCACAAATTGGTTGTTTCTTACGCAGATGCAGAGCATGGTCACAATGGAACAATATATAAGGCATCAAACTTTCAATATCTGGGAAAACAAAAAGGTGCAAAAGTAATTGTTTGGAATGGTAAACATTATCACGATAAAACTATTCGCACAAAATACAACGGAATTGTTAAGCCATACGGACAAAAAATTATAGAAGCTTTAAAGACTGGAGAAGCTTTTTATAAAGATACCGCTGGCAAACACACTTATGTTTATAAGGTGAAATGATGCTGCGTGATTACCAACAACGCGCAATCGACCAGTTATACACATGGTTCAGCAAGAACCAGACTGGCAATCCCTGCATTGTCATGCCAACCGGTAGCGGTAAGAGCCATGTTATTGCTGCATTTTGCAAAAATGCATTACAAACATGGCCTGAAACACGCATTTTAATGCTCACACATATCAAAGAATTAATATTGCAAAATGCTGAAAAAATGCGACAACATTGGTCTAATGCGCCTTTAGGAATTTATAGTGCTGGAATTGGCAAACGTGAATTAGGCGAGGCAATTACTTTTGCAGGGATTCAATCTGTCAGAAACAGAGCAGAACAAATTGGTCATATTGATATTATTTTAATAGACGAATGTCATCTTGTGTCCCATAAAGACGAAGGTGGCTATAGAAAGCTAATTGCAGACCTGACAGCGATTAATTCTTATGTGCGCATAGTCGGGTATAGCGCCACGCCCTACCGCCTTGGGCACGGTTTAATCACGGATAAGCCTGCATTGTTCGACGCACTGATTGAACCGGTCAGTATTGAGGAGTTGATAGAAAAAAGACATTTGGCGACACTGCGTAGCAAGTTGACTTCTGAGCGCTTGGACGTAAGTGGCGTGCATAAGCGTGGTGGCGAGTATATCGACTCAGAATTGCAGGCAGCAGTGGACAATGACGATAAGAACATTGCTGTAGTGCGTGAGGTTAGACGCTTGGCGCAGGATCGCAAAGCGTGGCTATTTTTCTGTGCCGGCGTAAAGCACGCACAACACGTCTGCCAAGAATTGATTAATCAGGGCGTGACCGCTGCGTGTGTGACCGGCGACACACCCAAGGCAGAGCGCGCGAGAATCCTGACTGAGTTTAAAGCAGGGCGCATTCGTGCGCTGACTAATGCCAATGTGTTGACTACTGGTTTTGATTATCCCGATATTGACCTAATAGTTATGTTACGCCCCACCATGAGTGCATCGCTTTATGTGCAAATGGCTGGGCGTGGAATGCGCCCCAAATCACACACTGATCATTGCTTGGTGCTGGATTTTGCAGGCGTGGTGGAGATGCACGGTCCAATCACCAACGTGCAGCCACCAAAGAAAGGTGGGTCTGGTGAGGGCGAAGCACCAATCAAAGTGTGCGATGCGTGCCATGAGATTGTGCATATTTCTGCCAAGGTTTGCCCTAATTGTGGCGCTGAGTTCCCGCCACCAGCAGAAAAGAAGTTAGTTCTGCGCCAAGACGACATTATGGGCATCGAAGGTATTGATATGCCCGTGCGTGAATGGCAGTGGCGTAAGCATACGAGTCGTGCGAGTGGTAATGAAATGATTGCGCTGACCTATTATGGTGGACTGACTGACCCGCCAATCACAGAGTACTTGCCAGTGCTTAATCAGGGCTATGCAGGCAACAAAGCCATGCAGTTGCTACATGACATAGCAGGGCAATCAAAAGCCACGCTATCGGGCATTAATCAAGCCTCAGCCCCATTGTCGTATTTGGTTCAGCAGATGAATGCGTCCATTCCTCCGCAGTTGATTTCCTATAAACGTGACGGTAAATTTTATAAGGTGGTTAAAAGATTATGGTAAATGTTTCAGAACACTTAGAACAAGCCCGTTTGGTCATGTGGTTTAGGCAGACATATCCGGATACATTAATCTTTTCGATTCCAAATGGGGGCTTACGCTCCAAGTCACAAGCCATGAAGCTAAAGGTTGAAGGCGTAGTCCCTGGCATACCCGATCTGTTTGTTCCAGCATGGAAACTGTGGATAGAAATGAAAAAAGTAAAAGGTGGAAAAGTATCTGACGAACAAAAAGAAATGATTATTTATTTACAAAGTGTTGGATATCATGTTATTGTGGGTTTAGGTGCTGAGGATGCCAAAGCACAAATACTGGAGAAAACCAAATGTTAGAACCTAAAGACCATTTCGTAACCATCAGGATGCCGATTGAATTATTTAAGATTGTGAAGGGATTGGCTGACGATCAGACTCGCTCAGTTAGCCGTCAGATTATTCATTTGGTTAAAGCTGGGTTGGAAGTTAAATAAAAACTAAAGGAGCTGAAATGACACTTAGAGAGAAAATAATTCAACTGCTTGAGCAAGGCACACCTATGCTGTCGATGGATATTGCAAAAAGATTAGGGGTGAAAAAACCTTCTGCATCTAAAGCAACGAAAGACCTGCATAACCAAGGATTGCTGCATATTGTTGAGTGGGATGGTGGCAATAAGTTTTACGCAGCTGGGTCAGGCAAGGACGCTATCAAGCCAGATGCAAAACGTGCTTATGACCCAGTGGTACAAAAAGCCAAAGGTCCATTTAAGCCACACGCTGATGTGGCAGCAGCATGGATGATGACGAAATGAAATCAAGAGTAGAACCTAAAGCGATGGAACTATTTGAAGCTGACTTATCTTTTAACAAATATTATCTGTCAAAAATAGCGCATTGCGATCAACGTACAGCGCAGCGAATACTTACAAAATTGCACCAGAATAAGCAGATCGTTATTCAAAGTTGGTGCAAGGTATATAAGCAGTTTGTTCCTATTTACTTTATTAACAAACGTAACAGAGTGGATAAGCCAAAACCAAAACCGATGACACGCAGCGAGATTTCTAAGCGATACAACGAAGACGTAGAACACAAGATAGATAAATTAATGCGGGATCGAGCAAGACGCACAATTAAAAGGATAGGGATATGAACAAGCGACTAAAAGAATTAGCTATACAGGCTGGGCTAGCTTGCGAAAGCAGCTATGGCTTGTATCCGCTTAACAATGATTTGAATCGCCTTGAACGCTTTGCAGAACTAGTCAGGCAGGATGAGCGTGAGCAAATATCACACACTTATTTAAAACTGACTCTGGATGCTGTGCTTAGGGAGCGTGAGGCTTGTGCGTTGGTGTGTGATG